TTATATCTTTTCTTTGCATAGTTGTTTCAAGGTGTTTATATAGAGGGTTTTCCACTATGTCTATATAAATATTGACTTGTGGATAAATATACCTTATTGGTTATATTTTAACAAATCAAAAAGGAAACAACAAATGAAACTCAAAGAATGGATGAAGAAGAATCAGTTAAGTTGTAGTGAGACCGCTAAGCAAGTTGGTATTCATAATATTAATCCAAGCACAAATATTTATAGGTACAAAGAAGGACAAAGGATTCCTAGAAAGTCAGAGATGAAGAAAATATACTTAGGCACAAATAAAGAAGTTCAACCTAATGATTTTTATGACTTCATCTAAAACTAAATTTCAATATAAACAAGTTAAGATTACTTGGTGGGATATTTGCTCTTCAACAGAAAGTTGGATTGATGAATCAGATATACTTAACCATGATGTGTCTGTCTGTGAAGATGTGGGTTATATTTATAAAAAAACTAAAGATAAACTATGGTTGTTTACTTCATACGCAGAAGATGAAGAAGGTTTAGAGGTAGGTGGATTAACTTGTTTTCCAATAAAGGTTATAAAAAAAATCGAGGTACTTAAATGACAGATACAGATATGTTTGTAGATTATCAAGGCAAGATTAAACTATTAAAAAAGAAATTAAGAATGTCTAAGAATATTTCAAATGATTTAGAGGTTATTATTGAATCTCAAAAGAAAGAGATAGATACTTTAAAACAGATCATTTCAATACAGGAATTACAAATGGACACTCCACCTAAAACTAGAACAAATAAGGTTATTCAATTAAAATCTATATTACAAAAATGTAGAGATCGAGGAAAATACGACTTAGCTTTAAAGTTGATTAATAAATACCAAATCAATCAAGAAACATTAACAGAAAGGTACTACGATTAATGAGATTATTTTTATATATCTTCGTACTACTATCATTGACTAGCTGTGCTGATGTTATGCTATTAGGTAGTAGCTATGGTGTTGTAGGATCGTCTAATACCTATGTTAAAGCCTATAATTCTATAGATGTTGTAACTATCGCAACGACTAAAAAGGATATTAAATACCACGCACTTAATAAGATTAAAAAGAAAAAAGAAAATCAATCTGTAGCTACTTTAAATCAATTAAAGGTTATTACTGAACAGCTCATCACATTAACTAAACTACACCAAGAGGTTAATCTAAAATTAGATCACTTATCTATTCAAGTTGAACTTAATCAAGAGCAAGTAGATATTAATCAAGAGCAAGTAAAAATTCATCAAGAGAATGTAGATGCTCGACTTGTAGATTTAGAAACAAATAAATTGGTTGCGTTTTATAAACAAAAATATGCCAATCTTATAGCTATACATAAAAAGGCTCAATCTTATAAATCGCCAAGACAACTATCTGTGATTTTACAAAATAAACTAAAAAAACAAAAGGAGGTAGACTAATGGAAATCATTATTGGAACATTATTAATTTTATGGGTCATGGGTAGTATAGGTGGAGTATAACCCTTTACCTAAATCCTGCACCATTAAACCTAGTTTTATTCATGGCTTAGGTTTATTTGCTACAAGAGAAATTAAAAAAGGTACTGAGTTAGGCATCTCTCATATTGAGGTTGATGATGTTTTATATAGGTTGCCTTTAGGTGCTTTTATTAACCATTCGGAAACATCTAATTGCGTAAGAGTTAAGGTAAATAATAAATGGTATTTAAAAACAACGGAAGATATTATGCCAGATCAAGAACTCACACTAACTTATAGATTATATAAACCTAAATGAGATTTGCTAAATACTTTGATAAAGATTTGTACTCAAAATGGCATAGGCTTTGGGAGGGTATCGCAATGGCAGATGTGGATAGTGTGGAAATATGTCGTAATAAGGGTTGTTGGAAACCTCTAGCTATTATTGAACATCTATACGATACAGGTTCTGATAAAAAGAAATATACTAATATTGTAGAGCAGATAGGGAAAGGCTTAAATATCCCTGTTTATCTCGTATATTACAAAGAGGTAGGGGAAGATACCCTTTCGTTCCGAGTTGCTCAAAAATACCCTATCTCTGAGCCATTAAAGGCTATGTCTGAGCAGGAATGGGTCGGCACATTGTTTCATCTACAAGCTGAACATCAGAAAGTATGTAAGAAGAAACCATAAGGCTATGCAAAAATATTTACCACACATTCGAATACCATTTAAACTCTTTGATGATGAGAGGATAAGAAAGATACCGGAAGAATACCGATCATCTTCATTGCTAATCCTCATATCCCTATTGAAGTTTGTAAATGCTCAAAATGGACAATGTTATCCCCGTCAGGCTACACTATCTAGTATGGTTTGCTTGTCTCGATCTACTATATATAGATGTACTGAATTACTACAGGAAGTTGGGATATTAAAAACTAAACGTCTTAAATCTACTTTGCTATATACTATTAATTCAGATTACCTTGTGAATAAGAAGTATGATGTCTCATCAAGACACAATGATGTATCATCACGACACATGCCACGTTTCATGATGACTGATATTAGTAAGACTACCATTAACTTAACTAACATAGATAAACTAGTAAAAGAGATTGTCAGTAAAGGTGGGGATAAGGAACATATTACGGATAAATTGTCCACTCTACCCCGCAGTACCCTAACTAAAGCAATTCAAGAAAAGGATAACCCTTATTATTGTTCTTTAGCTCTCAGTAGACAAGACGAAAAAGGCAAAGGTAGGTTGGTGGCTATACCTAAAAATATTTTTAATGAGATTAGAAAGAAAACCCATTTCGGTTATCAACAAAAGGTAAGCAAAACTAAAAGAGATCATGAGCGGACGATTAAGTCAAAAGATTTATTGCGAGGCGATAGCAAAGACTAGCGGTGTTAGGTGTAGAGCTAAGGGTTATTTTACACCTACAAGCAAACGATTTCTTTGTAGATTTCATAAGGGTTGCTTTTCAACAGATAGCAAGACCAGAAAATACAAAGGACTTTTTAGAAATAATACGTTAAGTATAGACAAAAAGATTATTAGATTAAAAAACTTAAAAAATTTTAGAGATAAAACAGATGAACAAATCAAAGAGTATATCCAAAGTGAAGAAAAACGATCTCACACTTTCGGATACAGAACAAAATACTATACTAGGCACTATCTACGATGGCGGTCTAGCCATAGACGTAGCAAAAGACTTAAAGATCAGCTTACGGACTTTTTACAGGTACTTAGAGACAAACCCAAAGTTTAAAGCTGAATTTAATAAGGCTCAGGAAGTAGGCATTAAAACTTTAGTTGAGAAAATGCTACAAATCTTTGATGCTGGACAAATGGACTTATCCCCGAATGAACTCTTATTCATTAGAGAAAAAAAGGATTTTCTTAAATGGTTAGCACCCAGAGTAAGCTCTTTATTTACTGAACGACAAAAATTAGATGTTAAATCGGATAGTGTTGTTAAGATTAGTTGGGAAAGTGAACCTGATCTTATTGATGTAAATGCTGAGACTATCTCAGCACCTACACCACCAAAGGAATAGTTAATTATTATTATGTTCTTTAAAGCATTTTCTAACAAATGTAATTAAACACTTTAAATCATTTAAAGGAATTTCTTCTTTATGACCAATTTCCTCTAATGTTTTTTTTATATCCCTAGCCTCTATTTCAATAGCTTTAACTATTTCGTTTTCTAATCGTGTTATATTCATGTTTCCCCTTGTTTAGTTAATTTCTACTTTCCATTCAGTATCTAATTCTTCTCTTGATTTGAATAGATGATTTGTAGATACATCTTTCCATAAATAATCTTTCATTTCTTTTAGATTATTTACTTCTGGAATATCATCAAAAGTAAAGCTACAACCACTTTCATTTGTTAATGTTATTGTCATATTTCCCCTTGTTTAGTTGTTTTCTTTAAATATAATATTAACTTCACAATCAGACCCTGTATGATGATTAACACCCTCATCTAAATCTTCTAAAAATCTTATAAAACATTTAGATGTCATACCCTCATCGCTATCAGCTTTAAATAGGATTTGATTTTTCTTTCGTGATCTACCTTCCCATTTAGTGCCGATTTTTTTTATCGTATATCTATCAATGTACATATTTCACCCTTTCTTTTTTTGTTGTTTTAAAAGTAGGCAACGTTTTATACCCTAAATGTCTATTCATTGGGACAGGTAATATTTTTAATTAGACTTTCCTGTATCGCAAGTGAATGCTTTTCATTATATCTAAACCTACTTTTGTTTTTATAATGAGTGTAGATAACACCTCTTTCACTCAAAATATTTAATAGAGTTAATCTGGCTAACTCTCTTAAATTCTTTTGCTTATCTATCTTTGTAATCGTTCCAATAGTCATTTTTTTTCTTTTCA